TTCCGGAAATGCTGGAGTTTTGTGGTAAAGAAATTGAAGTAGAAGAGCATGAAGAAAAAGACTGGTATAAAAGTACAGAAAACGATTGGATATGGCATAGATCGTGGTTTACAATACCAAGGAAGAGTGTAAAATAAATAGGAGTAGAAAATGTTAGTAAATAAATCTCAAGAAGTAAAATGTTGTGATGAATGTTTTCTTTATGAACCAGATAAAGATATGAGTGCTACAATACCAGGATGTATAGAATTGGATTCATATCTTAAATTTAAGAAAAATAAAAGTGAATATAACAGCATAGCATTGAATTGCCCTTTTTTGAAAGACACCTTCATTGTAGAATCTATAGAAAGTATAAGGGATTTGGTTGAAGAATATTTTTATCTTAGATGTAATGAAGATATTTTAATGGATGATGATGTAGATGTTGAAAAAGGACAGAAAGAATTAAATCAATTTCTAAGATGGCTAGGAGTTAAAAAACCTATTGCTGATAAACTCGGTTGGGAAAATGTGAGAAAGATTTGTATAGGTAAACGTAGAGAGACCCCAGAAGAAGTTAAAAGAAAAGTAAAAGAATATATGAAAAAAGGTAACAATTTAAATAAGGGGGAAAAATGAATTCCAATTCTATAGAAAGATTGGCCCAACTTATTAGACAATCTTTAATAACTAAAATGAGGCTTGAAAGTCCTATAAGAAATAATTTTCAAGTTGTACCTTTAAGTCTAAAAGAGTTTCATGTAGAAATGCCCATTTTTCCGTGTAAGAAAGCATTTTGTATTGGAGAAGATGGAAAGAGCATTATATTTATGAATGCAAATGATAAATTGGGGGGTGTCATAGTCCCTATGTTTGAGATTTCAACGTGCCCCTCTTTATTAATGAAAGACATAGAGAAGAATTCTTCCATAGAGGATACAGTGGAGATATTTTTGGAGAAATCAAGGGGAATTATTGAGGAAGAAACAAAATTATATACAGAAATAATACAAGATGCTTATGGTGGACGTGGCTGGCTATTAATAAGAACCGATTTAACTGTCTTATCGGCCAGTGAGAGTGGGAATATTACTTTCTCTATATTTGAAAATATAGGAATAGCTGTAGAACCTGTAAAATAAATATAATTTGAGAGGACTTGTAGAAATGAAATTTGGCGCCGTTTATTGTACGTATGATGATCATGAATATTTAGAGTTGTCATTGGAAACTTTCAAAAATATGGATAAGGTATTGTTCCTTATCAGTGATGTCCCATGGAATGGAGAGAAATCTGACAACTCAAAGACGAAAAGTTATGTGATGAATCTCTGTAAAGAGTATCCTAATTTTGAATATCGTCAGGGTCTTTGGGCAACTGAGGCTGATCAGAGAAATGCAGGCCTACATTATATGTTTGGGTGGGGTATCGATTATTGTTTTGTTGTGGATACAGATGAAGTCTACCATAGGGCTCATGTTGAAGCAATCCAGAATTATATACTTGCTAACAAGAATTTTTCTGCTTTCCATATTGAATGGAACACATATTGGACGAAGGATTATTATGTGATTAATCCCCGCGAAGAATTTAATCCGGTAATATGTGTAAAAGTGACCGAATATGAATTTACTCAGAATCGTTTAGGAACTACTGCTGTTAAAAGGACATCTGCAGCGATTTTTAAAAATGCTGATGAACAGGGTTATAATGGGATTTTGATCCCGCCGAGTATAGCCTTCTGTTATCATCTTTCTTATGCCCGGAAGGATGAAGTGATAAAACGAAAGATGGAAACCTTTTCTCATTCTTCTGAAATTGTTAAGGACTGGTATGATAATGTGTGGAAGACATGGACCCCTGTTAGTCAGAATCTTCATCCAGTAACGCCTAAGCAGTATAAACAGGCTGTGAAAGAGAATTTCATTGCTTTTCCGGGGCAATTGAAACTTTTCATAAAAAAGGAAAGGATGAATAGTAATCTACCCTGTTCTATAATTATACTGAACTGGAATTCTTGCGATCTTCTGAAAAATTGCCTGAAATTAATCCAGGAGAATACTTCTGGTGTTATATATAGTGTCATCATCGTGGATAATGGATCTTCTAAAGACAGTTCTGTAGAGTATTTGAAATCTCTGACAAGAGATTCATTCCTTTTTCCTTTTAAGATTGTTTATAATAAGGAGAACTTGGGATTTGCCGGTGGTGTGAATACAGGTATAAGGGCATCGGCTACCGGTTCAGATGTATGTCTTCTTAATGTTGATGCAGAGGTGCAGCCTGGTTGGTTGAGAGAGATGTATGAAACCATGAATAGAGTCCCAGACTGTGGCTTTGTAGGACCTTTGGGAAATATTACTGAGAGTCGTTATCAGGAAGAGGGTATGGTTAAGGTAGATACTCTTGTTCCAAATCTTCATTTTTTTTGCACTCTTATATTTAGTGAGGTCATTGATAAGATAGGTTTATTTGATACTCTTTATGGGAATGGTTGTTTTGATGACAATGATTATGGTATGAGGGGGAGACTCGCCGGGTATACTCATGTCATATCAGCTAAGAGTCTTGTGAGGCATGAGGCTCATCAGGTATTTAGGCTCAATGGTCTTGATCCTTTTAAGGCTGAGATGGAGAATAAAGAAAAATTTATGAACAAGTTTTTTGGGGTAATGTTAAACTATTCTCGATTATATAATTACTATGCTACTTTTGACTTAGCAAAGGAGACTGGGCTATTGATTCAATAATTATCTATTAATATGGAAATAAAGACATAGATAATTAAATTAGGAATTTTTTATTATTTTAAGAATTTCTTGGTTTAACAAACCCAGGAGGTATACATGTCCAAGTTAAAAGAAGCTGCTGAGAGCTTATTAAAGGTTGCTGATGCAATAGAGAAAGATGCAGCGGAAGTTTCAGAGTTTGTGTGTGAAGATTGTAACCATACGGCTACATTGGCTACTATTAATGAAAAAAGACTTGAAGCCGCTAATCAGGCTGAAGTAGAAGTTAAAGTAGCTGAAATCACTGTGAATGACAAAATCAATTGCCCGGCTTGTAGTGGTGTGATGGCTTTTAGATTGAATGATGCTAGTGCTCCTTACTATATCGATGATAGTGAGAAGACGGCTGAAAACGAGAAGAAAGCTGATGAGCCTATTGACTATGACAGTCTGCAACGCTACGCCAAAAAGGAATAATAGGTGTAAAATTCAAGGTGAAACTGGTGTACAAGGAGAAAAAAGGGAAGTGTAATGCTTCCCTTTTTTATTTTAATAAACTCTTAATACTCTTTATATAGATATAGGAGTATCTATATGATTCGTATTATAGGGAATTCACCTGAACGTGTCTCGATAAAAGACCTCGATGATGTTATTTATTATCGGCAGATTAAAGATTACACAGATGATGAGTATAAGAACTCCCGGGATCTTAAAAAGGCTGTTAATAATGGAAAGGTTTCTAAAATAGAAGAGAGTAAGTCTCCTCGGGGCTCTTCAGAGATTTCAGGTTATGGTAAAGATCAAGAATCTCCTATAAATATTAAAGATCTAAAAGCTGTCTTACGAGAAATGCTCCCTAAAAATAATGGCTCGTCGGATATTGCTCAGGCAGTAAGAGAAATAGGACCTTTGATTGCTGACATGGTTCGGCAGGAGATGTCAAGAATGCCTGTAGTTGGGACAGTTCAGGGTGTCTCATCATCGATAAAGAATGCTTTTAAAGGTCCGGAATATATTCCGGATGTTAATACAGATGGAATGGTAAGTAATGTTGAAGCTGATGAGAGAACAGCATCTGCGGATGGCGTGGATGAAAATTTAGCTGCATTAAGACAGTTACAAAATAAATCTAAATCTAAATAAGTGGGAGGAATAATGGCTTCGTGTGGTGTTGATATTGGTACATGTTTTTTAGTCTCGGCTAAACAGGACGATAATAGAGAAGTGAAATTGAAATCTATCAGGGATGCTTTCATTGATATGGAGAATGATCCTCAAGTCACGAATATGCTTAAGATGTCCAAAGTGGATTTCATTGAATCCGGTGATAAACTGTATGTTATTGGAGATTCAGCGGTAGTGATGGCGAATATATTCAAACGGGAAGCTCGGAGACCTTTGTCTCGGGGTATTATTTCTCCAGGAGAATTGGAAGCTGAGAAAATTCTGCTAATTTTGATTGAGAATATTTTAGGCAGATCTCAGGGAATTGAAAAGAAAGAGACTTGTTATTTTTCAGTGCCGGCGCCTTCTATTGAGAATGTTGATGCTGATGTGGTTTATCATCAGGCGATGTTTTCTAAACTTATAGGTTCACTAGGATACCAACCGGTAGCTTTGAATGAGGCTGCGGCAATTGTTTATAGTAATTGTGCTAAAGAGCAGTTTTCGGCCATAGCAATTTCACTGGGTGCTGGAATGGTAAATGTGTGCCTTATGTACCAGACTATGATAGGTATGGCTTTCAGTATAGGTCGTGGAGGGGATTGGATAGATCAAAGTGCTGCCCGGGCAACTGGAACAACTGCCAGTCGAATAATGTCAATAAAAGAGAAAGGTGTCAATTTATTGGACGCTAATGAAGGTGATAAAAGGACTTTTCGTGAGAGAGAAGCTATCATCATTTATTATAAGAGTCTTGTTCTTTATGCACTTGATTGTATCAAGAATGAATTTTTGATGCGTCAAAGTACTATTGAATTACCGGGCTCTATACCGATTGTTCTTTCTGGTGGTACCAGTTTGGCTACCAACTTTAAAGAATTTTTTGAGACAGGATTTGAGACAGTGAAGAAGACTTTCCCCATTTCAGTATCCGAAATCAGGAAAGCTACAGACCCGCTCTCGGCGGTCGCCCAGGGTCTTCTGGTAGCAGCTATGAATTATGATGAAGGAAATAAAGCATAATGCCTTATGAAAATTTGCTCGTAGGAATGAAAGGCCGCATAATGGATGAGGCAGAGCTCGCCTTCGAGAATCATCATGCTTTTTCTGAGAAGGTAAAAGTTTATAATAAATTTCCTTATCAGGAACGGATTCAGTATGGGGTGGTTGTCAGAAATGCCTCTGCATCTCAGATTCGTCTTTCTCCGGATAATTTTATTTCTGATCTGTTTTCTTTAACTCGATTAGCAAGGACAGGGAATTTTCCTGGTAATTCTATTGAATGGGTTCGAGAGAATGCTGACAGTATTACAGAAGTTACCACAGAAGATGTGACTCAGCAATTAGGCTCTACGCAGAGGCTCTTTTATACTACAAAGCAAATGTTGGCCGGACCTGGAAATACAAACTTTGCAGATGATCCTGGTCAAATAAAGGTTAAGGTAAATGGAATAAAACTAAATGCTGTAGCGGTCAATGGTGAGGAGAAATCTGTTTTATTAGCTCGGGCGCCAGGTAATGGCGTCCCTGTAGAAGTGTCTTATTGGTCTCGGCAAATAGTTGATCCTGCTACTTTTGTTGTTGAATTTTCTGAAGATAATGAATTTTATCTTGATCCTTATTTTACTATTGATGATGAATTAGTTATTGAGAGAACGACAGGGATTGAGACTACAGCATCCCTGGCTCATACTAATATCCACGTTGGTTCAGATATTATTTATCTGGCTCATACTGATGGACAAAAGATAGCAGCTCTGGATCGCGGGACGGACTATACTATAAATTACCCAACCGGTATAATCACATTTTTGGTTCCTTTAGAGAAGAATTATAATATTTATGCTATTTATTATTATAAGGATACTAATTATATGAGTGGCCCTTTTCGATTTGAACCTTATCAGGAAATTCATGATGCTATTCCTGGTGTGATCATATCAATCGGGCGCCGTGCCATGAAGGGTGATAAACAGATTATCCAGGTATCTCAGATTCGTGAGCAGCAAGCCAGGATATATGGTGGCCATTGGGAGATGTCTCTGGAACTTGCTGTAGTAGCTAAAGACCCTATGCAGATGGAGCAGATGTCCGATCATCTTGTAACTTTTTTATGGGGTAAAAGAAAAAATATTCTTGAGTGGGAAGGTATAACTCTGAATTCAGTAGAGCCTACAGGAGAGTCTGAAGAGATTCATATTGATTTGACAGGTGATCTTTATTATGTATCCTCAGTTTCAGTAAATGTACAAACTGAATGGCAATCTTTTGAGCCTTATTTACCTTTATTTAGGATTAAAAACATCTATGTTCTGCCTGATGGAAGACCCGTTTTAAAGGCTCCGATAGTGGGTTATGAAAGGCTTACATAGGTTAATTATCTATTAATACAATAGCTATTTAAAATATATACAGGAGATAGGTTATGCCTCTTCATGAATACAAATGTACAAAGTGCAATTATGAGTTTGAAGAACTCGTTAAAAATAATGACATTGTCGTTTGTAAAAAATGCAAAGGTGATGTTGAATTACGAGTTAGTGCTTTTTCATCAGTGATTGAGGGAGGTACTTCTAAAGAGCCTGTTGACATGAAGATAGGTCGGGAAGCCAATAAAAGATGGCAGATGTACCATGATCGTCAATCTCGAAGGCATAAACTTGTAGGAAGAAAACCTGAACTTATGAAGTTACCTAAAGGAAGTTTATCTCCTGCAATGGCTGTGGGAACTACTCAGGACAAAGAAAAGCGTAGCGAGTACTCATCAGCTTTAAATGAGCACAGAAAAAACAGAATAAAAAAGGGGCAGTGTCAGTTTTCTGAAGCTGGTCCATTTTAACCTCAGATAAAATAAAAGATAAGATTTAACAGATCTGGATAAGATTTAAATCGAAAATAATGCAAAATGTATAACAATATACCTTTTGGAGGTTAAAAATGGCGCTCGGACCTTTTGATAGTTTTTCGTTTCCGAATGTGTACACTCAGACACTGAACGAGGCACCCCTTGTTACGGCTTCCGGCGATATTCGCGTCCCCGCTTTCATAGGAGTTGGTGAGGAAAATATACCTGTCAACAATTATGAGATGATTCGCGGATCATCTTCAATAGCAGATAATAAGATCGTTAGAGAGAATGTCTCCAGCCAGTTAAGCGGTACTAATCGTAATTTCACAGTTTCATATTTCCCTATAGTAAGCGGGAATGGAACTGGTACAGTAACAGATGACCCTAATAAGGTCATTGTTTACGTGGATGCTGAACCGGTACCTGTTTCATCGGTGGATGGAGAGACTGGAGAAATTTATTTAGTAAATATTCCTCGCACTGGATCAGAAGTATTATGTACTTACTACTTCAGTCGTACAGACACACTTCATACGGATGAGAATCTCACAGACCAAGTTGATGGTACTCGTGTGATTTTCCGAACACATTATGTTCCTATTGTTCAGGGAGATAATGGTGGTATAACAACAACAGACCCAACTCATGTTACAGTTAAAGTTAATGGTACAGCTGTGACAGTTTCCGCTGTAGATGGAGATTCAGGTCAGATTACTCTGGCAGTGGCTCCGACTATAGCTCAGACAGTGGCCGTTACTTATTATTCAAATGAATGGCCAGACACCGCTGATATTCTTCCTTCTCCTTATGTAGAGGCAGTAACTAAAATTGGTTATGCTCCTGGTACTTCTGATTTTATCGTTAATACGGATTTTGTTGTAGACACTACCGGAGTCTTCAGCACAATTAACTGGGGTCACTCCTTCAATATTGCTTCCGGTCAGCACACAATCGCTACAGAGTATTTTGATGATACTCAGATTACTGGGACACTTTTTGATAATCGTACTTTCAGGAGACCTATGACAGGTACTGTTGATGGTACTAATGCAACATTTACTCTTGAAGGCATTCCGGTAAGTGGGCAGGGTCTTGGTTATCAGACAGATAATCCTGATCTTGTTACTTGTTATCATGGAACTTCTCCAACAGATGCCACAGTTGTAGATGCTTTACAGCTTAATGGTACAGCCAGGACTGTTCTTCTTGCAACACCTCCTGCAGTTGGTGAAAGTGTTTATGTTACTCAGTATACTAATCTTCTTCCTGATGATGCCTGGACACTGACTTGCTCAGTTGCTGGTATTGCAGGTACGGGTGAATACACTTTAGTAGGTGAGGATACGGGTATTGCAATGGATTGTCTATGGTCTACAGCTGATACCACAGTTGGTGATCCGGATTTTGCTGCAGAGAATGTGACTTATCCGAATGGTACAGGATCGGGTAATAGTGATGCACAGGTTATGCCTGGATTTGCAGTGGCTGAGACTATCTATCTTGAGTTTCTTGATGCCACTCGTTACTACGTGTGGTCATCTGATTCAAGTGGTACAGGTTCTGCAGGAGATAATACAGGATATGTGAACCAGACTTATAGAGATAATAAGACAGGATTCAGGGTAACTATAAATGAAGGTGCCATGGTTGTTTATCAGATAGGAGACAAATTGGGTTATACAAGTTCTCCTACTTTCACAGCAGATGCTGCTCCTACAAGAGCTGTTCCTGGAATCAGAGTTACAGTTGCAAATACTACTGATGTTGGTGTTGGAGATACAGCCCTCATAAACACATATAATTTGTCAGGGAATGAACCGAGTATCGGGGATTTCTACTATGTCTCTTTTACAGAGGCAAAACAGTTCGATTCTGAGGGATTAACAAAAGCTAAACTGTACACCCAGGAAAAAAATGTTCTGGCAGATACAGGCAGTTTGAGTGTTCGGAATAAATTGGGACTTGCAGCTCACCTGGCCTTCTTGAATGGTGCTCAGATAGTAGCATTATTACAGATTGAGAAGACCGCAGGTGGGGATGACGCTCCTGATTCAAGATACATAGATGGTATCGATTATTTCAATGAGCCAATGGAAGGTGGTATCCGTCCTACTGTGATGGAACCTGTCACAACATCGGCGTCAGTACTGTCTTATCTTAAGACATCAAATACGAGACAGTCGGGTATTCGTTATGCTAATGAGCATTACTCTTATTTTGGATTTGCTACTAATACAAGTCCGGAGACTGCTCAAGTCT